GAAGAAGGCGGCGGCGAACCCGGAGTCGGCGAGGACCTCGAACGACCCCTGCACCCACGCCGCCGCCTTCTTCGGCGTGATGGACGGCTGCCCGAACGTCGGCGAGTTGTCGCCCACCTCGTTCGACTCGGCCAGCCACGACGCCGTCACGCCGGCGCTGGAGACGCCGTTCCACGTGTCGGTCGTGATCGTCTTGATCGTCGACACCTGACGGAACGGGTTCGCCGACCCGGCGTTCGTCAGGATGATCGTCGGGTCCAGGGTGAACGGCACCAGGAACCCGCCCGCCGCGTCCGTCAGGGTCATCGCCCGACGGTGCGCCTCGGCCAGCTTGTACGCCTGGTACTCGTCGTCCTCGAGCAGCGCCGGGTTACCGGCATTCGCCAGCAGCGCCTCGAACGCGCGCTGGTAGTCGTCCGACCCGGTCAGCAGCAGGTGCTGCGCGATCCGGCCCCGACGGTCGCCGCGGACCAGGCGCTCGGCCCGCTCCTGCTGGTCCTCGGTCAGCTGCTCGCCGGCGAGCTCGACCGCGTACAGGGCGCGGGTGCGCAGGTCCCCGATCGTGGCCCGCTCGTTGAGGTTCGCACCGCGCACCCGGTCGAGGTCCTCGTACGGGTTGCCGCGCGAGCGCATGAACTCCGGCCCGTCGCCCGGGGTGCGCTCCTGCCCGCCGGGGGTGAGCGCGGCCGCCCTCACGGCCTCGACGCGCTCCTCGTGCGCCACCTGCTCGTTGTAGGCCTCCTGCGCGGTGTCGAACTCGCCGAGGAGCTCCTGCGCGCGGCTGGCCTGTTCGTCGGTGGGCTCCTCGAGCTCCTCGAGCTCCAGGAGCTCGGAGCGGATCGCCTCGAGCGACTCCTTGAGCTTGTCGCTCTTCTTCTTCCTGGTCGCCATGGTTAGGCCCTCCTGGCCTTGATCTCGGCGCGGACCTTGGCCCACGCGATCTTCTGCCGAGCGGAGTGCCCTTGCGGGGGCGGGTCCTCGGCGGCGGGCCCCGGGGCGGGGTCGCCGGCGGCCGGCGGGTCGGCTGGAGTGCCCTGCGCGGGCGGGTCCAGCGGAGTGCCGGTCCGAAGCATGGTGGCGAGCTTGTCCCGCTCGTCGGCGGACAGCTCGGAGAGCAGGGGCATGACCTGCTCGGCGCGGACCCCGACAACGGCCGCGTCCGGGTAGGCGGGGAACGGGGTCGGCCCGTACTCCTTGAGGGCGATCTCCTGCCGCCGCACGGTCCGCAGCCGCCCCTCACGGTCGGCGCGCCAGCCGCCGCGCGGCGCGCGCCCGGGGTCGGAGCGGGTGAACCGGCCGGTGAAGGACTGCCCGGTGATGGCGCCCTCGCGGATGTTCTCCAGCACCTCGTCGGCGAGCTCGGTCTTGTTGTAGCGGGTGACCGTCAGCAGCCCCCGCGTGTCCGTCTTGAGCTCGACCGGCGTCCCGATCGGCATCGACCCGCGCTCGGACGGGGTGCCCCACAGGGTGCGGCCGTGGTTGTAGAACACCCCCACCCGCCAGGTGCTGCGGGAGCCGGCGGGGGCCAGCTGCTGCAGCGTCCGCTCGAAGGCACGGCGGTCGATCTGCTCGAGGTAGTCGCCGTCCTGGTCGTGAATCTCCACCGGGGTGTCGAACACCGCGGCGTATGCCTCGACGGTGCGGCCGTCCCCGCCGGCGCGGACACGGATGTCCTCGAGCGGGAAGTACCGCAGGAACGCGCTGTCGTCCATCTCAGGTCCCCTCCTGCGGGTCTGTCGTCGGGGCGGTGCCCGGCTGTCCTCCGCCGGGCTTCTGCAGCTGCACGGAGTACAGGCCCGAGTGCTTCAACAGGCTGTAGTCCTCCGCCTGTACGGCGGCGACCACGGTTTCGGGTTCGTAGCCGGCGTCGACGAGCGTGCGGATCGTCCGGGACTGCAGGCCCTGGATCTCGGCTGCGTCGTGCTGGTCCTCGCGCAGGAACGCGATGTCGCGATCGTCGAACCACAGCTCGGCGCCGGCGGGCACGTCGATGATCTGAGCGAGGGAGCCGGCGGCCTCCCGCCACAGTGGCCGCATCGTGCCGTCCGCCAGACGCCGCCGAGAGGACGCGTAGTTGCCCGCGTTGAGCGACGACCCGGCCAGACCCTCGCTGAACCCGACGATGACCGGCGGCACACCGGCCGCGGCCGCCAGCCGCGTCTCGCCGGCGCCCTGCGTGGCTTTGAAGTCCAGCTGATGCAGGTCCTTGCCCACGACTGTGACGTCCGCCCCACCGCCGAGATACAGCGTCTTGTACGCCGTGTCGACGCCGCGGTGCTGGGAGTCCATCAGCGCCTGGAACTTGGCGACCTTGTCCGGCGTCACCGTCGGGTCGAGGGAGACGACGACCTGCGGGGTCGCCCCGTTCTCGAAGAACTTCAGCTTGTGCCGGGTCGCCGCGGTGTCCCCGACGATCTCCCGGATCACCGGAGTCAGCCACGACATGCCCCGGAACTGGAACTCCGGGTCCGGGATCGGCGCGAAGTGCGCGACTTCCTCCGGCAGCAGGAACCACGGCTCACCGCCGGTCGGCGGGTCGTACATGTAGCCGACCAGGTGCGAGTCGATCGCCTCGCTCGGCATGCCCGGAGCCTCGTCCGACCCGGTGATGATCGTGACCCAGTCCGGCCGCATGACCTTCAGCCGGCCCGGGTTGTAGTTCGTCACGAACCCGTTGCCCTCAAGGTCCGCGTTCTGGATCATCCGGGACAGCAGATTGCCCGTCGTGCCCCCGGGCCACGGGGTCTCGAGCGGCGCCAGCGCCGGCGTCCCGAACAGCTCCCCCGGCCGGCCGTTCCGCATCTGCCGGAACTGGAACCGTGCCTCGCTGAACAGCATCTGCCGGACCAGCATCAGCGCGAAGACCGGCCCGTTGCTCTTGTAGGCGTGGCGGATCTTCGCCTCGAAGTCGTAGACGACCGACCGTTCCTTGCCGTCCACCGGCCGCCCGGTGCCGTGGTAGACGTTCCCGTCCACCGACCACCAGTCGTCATCCGCACGCGCGGCCGGCCGTCGCGCCCGCTGCCACAGAGTGGTCACCCTTCGCCCTCCTCCGTCTCGTCGACGTCGGCCAGCAGCAGGAACGACCCAGCCGTCAGCGCCCCACCGACCATCAGCCCCACCCCGAACCCGAACTCCCAACCCGCGCCCGCCGCCACACTGGCGCAGCCGGCTCCGTAGCCGAGCCGGACGCGGGCCAGCCTCGACCAGCGCGTCACACGTAGGCGCCCCACGGCTCTGCCTCCTCGGGCTCGACGTCGTGGAACATCTCCCACCCCCACACCGCGTAGGTGCCGGACACCAGCGGGCTCACGTCCACGCCGTCACTACGGCGTGACCACAGCCACGCATCCCCGACCTCACGCTTCTTCGCGCCCGCCAGCGCGGCCGCCATCGGCGCCTGCCCGAGGTGGCGCAGCGTGCCCTCGGTGACCCGGTCGTAGAACTGGCCACAGGCCTGCGTCAGCTGCCGCACCTTCGGACATATCAGCAGCTCAGAGCGGTCTTCGCGGTCCTCGTCGTCCGCGTACTCCAGCGCCTTGCGCAGCGCCGGCACCAGGGAGCCGGCCGGGCCGCCCTCGTCGATCACCCACGCGCACGGGTTCCACTTCTTGTCCCGCTCCTTGACCCAGTCGACGACCCAGTCCGTACCCGGCTGGTGCGCGACGACCTCGGCGTGCACGCTGCCGTCCTCGTTGGCGGCCGCGATGGAGATAGCCGTCCACGTCCGCTCAGGCGTCGTCTCGATGGAGAACGCCACCGGGTCCGTGGGACGCGACGCGCCGTCCTCGCAGGCCTTCCACACGGCCTTGCTGATGACCTGCCAGGTCTCGTCTGTGACCTCGGGGTAGTCGCCCACCCCGAGCCGCTCACGGTCGAACAGGTCGTCCCGCATCGCCCGCTTCTCCTGCAGGACGTACGACGGGCGAATGCGGATGCCGAGCGCCGGGTTGGCCCGGGCGAACGAGGCCTCGTCGTCGCGGTTGTCGTGCTGGTCGCAGACGACGTTCCCGTCGGGGTCGGTCGGGCACTCCTTGACGTGAGGGTCGATGGAGTACTCCAGGTAGCACAGCGACTGGTCCGGCTGCTCGCCCTCGGCCATGGCCCGGGCACGCAACAGCGCTACCTGTTCGCTCTCCTCTCCCAGGCCGGCGCTGAACGTGTAGACCAGCTGCGGGTTGAACCGCGCGGACAGCACGGGCATCAGCGCTCCCACGGGGGCCGCGCGCAGCTTCATTCCCTCGTCCATCAGGACCAGGTCGCCGGAGAACCCGCGGCCGGAGTCTCCGCCGCGGGCCAGGAAACGGATGCGGGCCCCGTTGAAGAACTCGAACCCCTCTTCACCGTGGCTCCGGCGTACGCGCTTGATGCGGCGGCTGAGGTCGTACGAGCCCTCGAAGATCTGGTCGAGGCGGAGGAACGACTCCTGCGCGGTGTTGAACTGGTGCGCGGTGTGGATGATCAGCTTGTCCCCGAAGAGGAACACGCCGCCCAGCTGCCGGGCTTCCAGCCAGCCGCCCTTGCCGTTCTGCCGGGCGACGTTGAGGGCGACCTCGAGGGACGACCATCGGCCGTCGTCGTCCTCGGCGAGGCTGTGGTGCAGGCCGAGTTGCTGCCACGGGTCGAGGTGCAGGCCGGCGTCCTCGGCGAGTTCGATGCACTCCTGCCCGGCTTCTGAGCGGTAGTCCAGCGCCACCTGGTCCTCGGTGCCGTCCCACCGGCCGGTACCGATGTGCCGGTACCAGGGGACGGACAGGATCCGGGGGGTCTGGCAGCCGATCACCGGGTGCCCTTGGCGGCGACTCGGTCACGCTTCTCCTGGCGCCGGGCGGAGATCTCGTCGATCTTGCCGCCGCGTTCCTTGGGGGGAACGGCTGCGACGACCACGGCCATGGCCATGCGCAGCTCGCGGCTGGCGGTGGCGGCCGCCTTGGGGTCGGTGGCCGAGTCGACCTCGGCGGCCAGGCGGAGGGCGGCGGCGGCCAGAGCGTTGGCGGCCGGGTCGATGCCGAGGTCGTCGAGCTGGGCAGTGGTCGCCTTGGCGACCGCGCCGCGGCGCAGGCGTCGCTTCGGAGCGTCGCGCATCGGACATCACCCCCCGTAACCAGACAGACAGTCACGGACCGTGACGAGAGCGGAGTAACGGAGCGTAACCAGACAGAGCATAACAGAGAGTCACTAATGCACCCGAACCGGGTTCGGGGTGGTTAGGAGTACGGCCGCGGGG